CCAATATAACACAATGGATAATGACTCAGAAGTTAATGCAGCACTAGATATACTTGCAGAGTTTTGTTCGCAAAAAAACAAAGAAAACAATTCACCCTTTAAGATAGAATTTAGTAAAGCAGCAACATCAAGCGAAGTTAAAATACTTGGACAATACCTAAAGCAATGGTGTAAAATTCAAGAATTTGAAAAAAGAATGTTTAAAATCATTCGTAATACATTTAAGTTTGGTGATGAATTTTTTATTAGAGATCCTGAAACACAAAAATGGTTTCATGTTGATCCTGCACAAGTTGGTAGAATAATTGTAAATGAGTCAGACGGTAAGAAACCTGAACAATACTTAATAAAAGACCTAAACATTTCATTTGAAGGCCTAAGTGCAACAAAATTAAACACAATGAATACATATGGTCCTGGAGGCAATGCTCCAAGCGGATATTCAACTGTTGACCAACAGTATATGAACAAAGGCACACCTGACTCAGGCACTAGTCGTTGGAGTCAAGATGAAAATGAAACAGCAATTGATGCACAGCATATAGTTCATTTAAGTATGAATGAAGGATTAGATCAAAACTATCCATTTGGAAATAGTTTACTAGAAACTATATTCAAAGTATACAAACAAAAAGAATTACTTGAAGATGCTATTATTATCTATCGTGTGCAACGTGCGCCAGAACGCAGAGTATTTTATGTTGATGTAGGCAATATGCCGTCACATCTTGCTATGCAGTTTGTTGAGCGTGTGAAAACAGAAATACACCAAAGACGTATTCCATCTAAGACAGGCGGCGGACAGACAGTCATTGATAGCACATATAACCCTCTGTCAATTAACGAAGACTACTTCTTTCCGCAAACAGCAGAAGGTCGCGGATCTAAAGTTGAAACGCTTCCAGGTGGAACTAACTTAGGAGAGATTGATGACCTTAGATACTTTACTAACAAACTGGTTCGCGGGCTGCGTATTCCTAGCAGTTACTTACCCACAGGTGCAGACGACTCTGCCAGTCAATATAATGACGGTAGAGTAGGCACAGCGTATATACAAGAATTGCGCTTCAATAACTACTGCGAACGCCTACAAAGTATGATAACTGAAGTGTTCAATAACGAATTTAAATTGTATCTTACAAAAAAAGGTATCAACATTGATTTAACAATGTTTGATTTAAAATTGCAACCTCCACAAAACTTTGCAAGTTATAGACAAGCAGAACTTGATAACAATAGAATATCAACTTTTGGACAAATGCAGCAAATACCTTTCATATCTAATAGATTTGCACTTAAACGTTTCTTAGGACTATCAGAAGAAGAAGTAAAAGAAAATGAACGTATGTGGCGTGAAGAAAATGACGACTTGCTACAAAGTGGTGAACAAGATCCAGCAGCACAAATGCGTGATGCTGGCATAAATGGTGCAGATATCGGCGGTGATCTAGAAGGTACACAAGGCGACGAAATAGAAGGCGATGATGCACTTGGTGCAGATGATGCAGATACTAGTGCATTAGGTAGTGGTAATGTTGCACCCCCAACAGCAGGCGCTCCGGCATAAATAATGTTATGATACTTAGAGAACTTTATTACTTTGATAAAACAACAATGGAACCTGTAGAGGATGATCGTTACGATAGCGAGTCTGACACATCCAATTTAGATCTTGACGATACAAGAAAAACCAGATTGACTCTAAAAGACATTAATAAAGCAAGACGCTCAGATGAAATGCATAGACAAGAAGCAACTGCTGATTTAGAACATGTACGTGCAATGTACGGAATAGCAGCACAGCAACCAGAAGAGGCAGCAATTTAAAAGGATTGTTCATTGTCCAAACATTATATTGATGGCGAAACTAAAGAGTATCGTAAACTTCGAAAATTAAAAGAAAAACAAGCAAGCCCTGTATTCGTTGACGATATTCAGCGAGATCCTAATCTTGCATTCGTAATAGGAAATGGGCTTAGTAGACAAGGATTAAACTTAGATTTATTAAAATCTCAAGGTACAGTGTATGCGTGTAATGCTATATATAGAGATGGATTTTTACCTGACTATTTGATAGCAGTTGATACAAAAATGATACGAGAGATAACAAGTGTAGGTTATCACTTAGAACATGAAGTATATACTAATCCAAATAGATATACACGATCTTTAGACAGAGTAAGAACATTTAATCCAAATTTAGGATGGAGCAGTGGTCCAAGTGCATTACATCTTGCAAGTCAAATGGGCCATAAACAAATCTACATTTTAGGTTTTGATTACGAAGGTACAGGTCCAGAAAAGTCAAGAGTTAATAATATCTTTGCAGGTACACAAAACTACAAGGGTCTTGATGATAAAGCAACTTTCTTTGGAAATTGGACAAGGCAAACTATGCTTTGTGTTCAAAGATTCTCAAAGTGCTCTTATTATAGAGTGATACCTGAGGTAAATAGTTTTGTTCCAGATAACCTTAGAGAGGTAAGCAATCTTAACCATATTACGATAGACAATTTTAAAAAAATGTTTAAATTATAGATAATTTTTTAAAAAAGGCTGTTTTTAGCCTGTTTCTGCATACTTTTTTCCTTTTTTGTTAAATAATAATGACAGCCTTGTATAGAAGGAGAAAAACATGACTGATCGTAGCAAATTTGAAGAAATGCTCGAAAAACTTGTCAACGAAGACAGGTCCGGAGCAGAAGAATTATTCCACGAGATTGTGGTAGAAAAATCAAGAGATATTTATGAATCACTACTTGAAGATGAAGAAGAAGTAGATGAAGCATCAGACGAAGATCTAGATGAATCCGATGACGATGATCTAGACGAAGCATCAGACGAAGATCTAGATGAGTCAGATGACGAATTAGACGAATCCAAAGATGAAGAAGTTGAAGAAGCATCAGACGAAGACTTAGACGAGTCCGACGACGATGATCTAGACGAAATGTTTGGTTTAGACGAAATGGACCCAGAAATGGGCGGCGATCCAACTGACGACATGATGGGTCAGATTGCTGACATGGGTGATGACGCTGAAGGCGGCGAAGAAGAGCCAGAAGGCGATGTAGAAGATCGTGTTATGGATCTAGAAGATGCAATTGAAGAATTACAAAAGCAATTCGACGATATGATGGCAGGCGATGAAGGCGACGACGAAGAAGGCGACGACGAAGAAGGCGGCATGGACATGGACATGGGCGGCGACGACGAAGAGCCAGAAGAAGAAGCGTTCACATATGAGTCAAAAGACGAAGAAGTTGAAGAAGCAACTGACGAAGAAGTTGACGAATCATCAGACGAAGATCTTGACGAAACAAAAACAATTCCAGAAACAATGCGTGAATATGTAGAAAAAATTAACGCAACAATGGGTGACAATGGTGTAAACAACAAGTCAACTGTTGCAGGTAAAAACGACATGGGTGGCACAACTACTAACACAGTGCGTGCAGACACATCAAGTGATCCAGAAGTTGGCGCAGGCAAAAAAGTAGCAGGTAATGCACTAAATGACCAAAACCCAAAAGAAGATAACGCAGGGAATAGAAATACTCCAGGCGGTATGAGTGCCAAAAAAGGCATGAAAAACGAACCTGGCCACGGCGCTGAGAAAAAGGGCAAGCCAGAGACTGCTGACAAAGGTGCAGGGAGTATGCTAAACGGCGCTCCGAAACGTGCTAAGTAAGCAATATAAAGGAAGACTAAATGTTTCAACTACGTGAAAATCTAAGTTTCGACCAGGCTAGAATGGTTGTTGAGTCTGCTAATGAGGGCAAGGACCTTTACATGAAAGGTATTTGTATTCAAGGCGGAGTACGCAACGCAAACCAGCGTGTTTATCCCGTAAACGAGATTAGCAGGGCTGTCACCACGCTCAACGAGCAGATTAGCGGCGGTTACTCAGTATGTGGCGAAGTTGATCATCCAGAAGGCCTTAACATTAACCTAGACCGTGTTTCGCATATGATAACAGATATGTGGATGGACGGACCTAATGGTTATGGTAAACTAAAAATACTACCAACTCCGATGGGACAACTTGTAAAGACAATGCTAGAAAGCGGCGTCAAACTTGGTGTTTCATCGAGAGGTAGTGGACAAGTAAACGAAGATGGTTCTGGAGAAGTTTCAGAATTTGAAATTATTACTGTCGATGTAGTCGCCCAGCCAAGTGCTCCGGGCGCCTATCCAACACCAATTTATGAACACCTTATGAATACCCAAGGTGGTTACAAGGCAATACTTACTTCAAAAGAAGTGCAAGGCGATAAAAAGGCACAAAAATACATTGCAGAGAGTCTATTAAATATAATAGGCGGCCTCCAGTAAAAGGAGAAAGAAAGAAATGGAAGCATTAAAATCCCTTTTAGAGAGTGACGCAATTACTGAGCAAATGAAATCAGAAATTCAAGAGGCTTGGACAGCAAAGGTTACAGAAAACCGTATGGCTGTTACTGCTGAACTTCGCGAAGAATTCGCAAAGAAATATGAACATGACAAAGGCGTTATGGTCGAAGCAGTAGACAAGATGCTAGGAGAAAAACTAGCAGAAGAAATGGCAGAATTCCATGAAGATCGTAAGCAACTAGCGGAAGCAAAAGCAAAATATGCAATTGCAATGCGTGAAAATGCAGATCTACTTAAAGGTTTTGTCCTTGAATCCCTTAAGAAAGAAGTTTCAGAACTACACGAAGATCAAAAAGCAATGGCTAGCAAGTATAGTGTGCTTGAAGATTTTATTGTAGAACAACTTGCAAAAGAAATTGCAGAATTCCAAGAAGACAAGAAGGATCTTGCCGAAACTAAAGTACGTCTTGTACGTGAAGGCAAATCACATGTTGCTAAAGTCAAATCAGACTTTATCAAGAAAAGTGCTGCATTAGTATCCGAAACAGTTCAAAAAGGTCTGACAACAGAACTTAATCAACTGAAAGAAGATATTGACACAGCCCGTAGAAACGACTTTGGTCGTAAAATCTTTGAAGCATTTAGTAATGAGTATATCAACTCACATCTTAATGAAAAATCAGAGACTGCAAAACTACTAAAAGTTATTGATGCAAAAGAAGCACAAATTGCAGAAGCAAAAGTGTTTGCGTCAAAAGCAAAAACCTTGGCTGAGTCAGCAGCAAAAGCGAAAGCAACGCTGCAAGAATCAGTAACAAGAGAAAAAATTCTCAATGATCTAGTTTCACCGCTATCAAAAGATCAAAGAGATATTATGACAGACTTACTGGAATCAGTACAAACTCGCAGATTACAATCTGCATTTGAAAAGTATCTACCAACAGTGATTGAAGGTGGTAAACCAGCGAAGCAGAAGGCACCATTAACAGAAGGCAAAGAAGTAACAGGCAATAAAACAAGTAATCAGATCACGGCGAAAAACGCTAAGGATCATAACGTTATTGACATCAAGCGTTTAGCAGGATTATATTAAACAAGGAGAACTAAAATGTCAGAACTACTAGAAAGTCGCTGGCAGGAGACAAAAGGTGCCCTTCTCGAAGGCCTACAAGGCAACAAGAAAGCAGTAATGGCTTCCACGCTAGAAAATACACGTAAGTATTTGAGTGAAAGTGCAACTGCCGGTGCTACTTCTGCAGGAAATATCGCGACACTTAACCGTGTGATACTACCAGTAATCAGACGTGTTATGCCAACAGTCATTGCAAATGAACTAGTTGGTGTACAACCACTAACAGGTCCAGTGGGCCAAATTCATACTCTAAGAGTACGTTACAGTGACGACTTCACAGGTGATGCAGGCGGAAACGCAGCAGCAGGTGAAGAAGCACTAAGTCCATTCAAAATTGCAGAAGGTTACTCAGGTAACGTAGCAAATGCTGATGGACCAGCAGCAACAGCAGCACTAGAAGGTACTGCTGGAAACAGAATGTCGATTCAGATCTTGAAGCAAACTGTCGAAGCCAAATCACGCAAACTAAGCGCACGTTGGACATTCGAAGCGGCTCAAGACGCTCAGTCACAGCATGGTATTGATGTTGAAGCAGAAATTATGGCTGCTCTAGCACAAGAAATTACTGCTGAAATCGACCAAGAAGTTCTACGTAGCCTAACAACACTAGCGGGCGGCGCAGTAGAAACTTATGACCAAGCAGCAGTATCAGGTACAGCAACATTTGTTGGTGACGAACACGCAGCATTAGCAGTTCAAATCAACCGTGTTTCAAACTTGATTGCACAACGTACACGCAGAGGCGCAGGTAACTGGGCTGTTGTGTCACCAACAACATTGACACTTCTACAGTCTGCAACTACAAGTGCATTTGCACGTACAACTGAAGGTACATTCGAAGCACCAACTAACACTAAAATGGTTGGTACATTGAACAACGCAATGAAAGTATATGTAAACACATATGCAGCAAATGATGACGTACTAATTGGTTACAAAGGTGCAAGTGAATCAGACGCAGCAGCGTTCTACTGCCCATACATTCCGTTGATGAGTAGTGGTGTTGTACTTGACCCAGCAACATTCGAGCCAGTCGTATCCTTTATGACTCGTTACGGATATGTTGAGTTAACAAACACAGCATCGTCGCTAGGTAACGCAGCAGATTACCTAGGTAAAGTCGGTGTTACAACTGCTAACCTATCTTTTGCTTAATAGATAGTTTAATCATTAAACCATTTAAAAGGCGCCCTGTGGCGCCTTTTTTAATGACTTTTTTAAAAAAATTTAAAAAAGTGGTTGACTTCTCCTACAGATATGTTATATTAAGTACATAACAAAGACGACGGTCTTATTGTTAGATAGTGCAAGGAAATGTCGTTTTGTAAGGACGATAACTTGGCTAGTGGCTGTAGTGGCAGCGTATGAGCATGGAGACATGAAGATACGTATTTCGAACGTAACTGTTTGATACTAGGCGCAACTGAAGGTATGAAATACTTACTAGGTTGTTGGAGGTAGACTGTAATCCTTCCTATCACATTATTATTAAGGCTCTATTCATGCAAGTGGGTAGGGCCTTTTTCTTTTTTCTGATAAATACTTATGTCATGAATAAGAGCCTCATGATGAGGACTTATGCAGTACCCACTGCGTAGACCTAGAACGTCAAGAAGGAGAAAACAATGGGACGTCCACTAAACAAAAGATTTTTCGGAGAGCCAACCTCAACTGGTAGCGAAATTAAAGTAAACTTTTACAATACAGATAACACTGCTGTTGAAGAAGGTACAATTATTAAACAAAAAGGTAGTAAGAAATTTGTAGTTCAACCATTAGGAGCAAGCGATACAGAGTATACTTGCACTCTACAATGGGATGACTTGCCAGCAAATATGACCGCAGGTCAAATGTCAATTTCATTCTTAATGGATGACAGTGAAACATATCTTGCAAGTAAAATTGCAGGACGTAAGGTAACACTCGCAGCACCAACTGCAACAGGATCAAATGCTTATGATGGTAAATCAGTTGCATGGAACTTCGAGGCTAACCTAGCAGACGCAGCGGCACAAGTTGAAGAAGCAGGTGCAACAGATGATGCAGCATCAGTTACTGATGACGATTTCACTGATGACGCATAAGGAATTTCTTTATGTCTAAACCTATAAACATCTTTTATAACGTATTAGATACGTTAAAAAATTTAAACGTAGCAGTGAAGATTGGAAATGCTCGGGCAACACTTAACGGTGTTGTCCTTGCACAACTCAATGCGTATACGTTTAAAGTCCTAGACGAAAAGGGCAACGAAGGTGTTTGTAGTTTAGTAAACAAAGAAGTTTCAAAACTGAATGATAATGAAATGTCAATAATTGGCTATGTTCTAAAAAATTCAC